GTGAACTACATTACAATAATTTAATTGTAGAAAAGGGTAATTCAAAATACGGAATAGTAGCCGCGTATAGACATTTTACTGAAGGAATTAAAAGCAACTCTTTTGCAAATCCTATAAAGGTTGTTTGGATTAATGAAGAAAACAAGTTTCTTGTCGTTGATGGCTTTCATCGTTTGGTAGAGCGTCTGTTGAGAGGGGAACATAAATTTTTATGTGAAATCGATTGGACAGGTTTTAGCAATCGCTGGAAGCTACCAGAAAGTTATGATCGATTGATACTAGAAGATATATTTAATAAAAATAACCAATGAGCTTTCAACTAGACAAGAAACAAAAAGTAAAGGAAATATTAAAATGCGGAAAAGATCCAGCTTATTTTTTAAAGACATATGCTCGTATTTCTCATCCAATGAAAGGGCTTATTTTATTTGACACGTATGACTTTCAAGACGCTCTGCTTGGTGATTTTAACGATTATCGTTTTAATGTTATTTTAAAAGCGCGTCAACTTGGCATTTCCACCGTTACAGCAGGATATATTGTATGGATGATGCTCTTTCACCGCGATAAGTCTATTCTTGTGATGGCAACAAAGTTTGCGACGGCGGGAAACTTAGTAAAGAAAGTAAAAGGAATCATGCGCAATATTCCTGATTGGCTGAAGATATCAACCATCGACGTGGACAACAGAACTTCTTTTGAGCTTTCTAATGGTTCCTCTATTAAGGCAGCTTCTACTTCCGGCGATGCTGGTCGCTCAGAAGCGTTGTCGCTTTTGGTTCTTGATGAGGCTGCTCACATTGAAGGACTCGAAGAGTTGTGGACAGGTTTGTACCCGACACTATCAACAGGTGGTCGGTGCATTGCCCTGTCAACACCAAATGGTGTTGGTAATTGGTTTCACAAAACCTGCGCAGATGCAGAGTCTGGCGCCAACAATTTTAATTTAACGACATTAATGTGGGACGTGCATCCAGATAGAGACGAAGAGTGGTATAAAAAAGAAACTAGAAACATGTCTAAGCGCCAGATTGCGCAAGAATTGCAGTGCAATTTCAACACTTCTGGAGAAACGGTTATTGATCCAGATGATATGGAGTGGTTATTGTCGCAAGTAAAAGAGCCTAAATACCGCACAGGATTTGATCGAAACTTTTGGATTTGGGAGGAACATGACCCTACTTGTAATTATCTAATGGTGGTTGATGTAGCACGCGGCGATGCCGCTGATTATTCTACTTTTCATATTCTCAAATTAGAAACATTGGAGATTGTCGGAGAGTATCAGGGAAAACCAACACCAGATATGTACGCCAATATGTTGAATCAAGTAGGCAGAGAATATGGTGGATGTATGTTGGTTGTTGAAAATAACAATATTGGTTATACGGTTTTGGATAAACTAATAGAACATCAATATCCAAATCTTTATTACTCTATTAAATCGACACATGAATATATTGAACAACATCAAGCGGAGGTAATAAACAGCGCAGTCCCTGGTTTTACCACTTCTATGAAAACACGCCCTCTCATCGTAGCGAAATTAGAGGAGTTTATCAGAAACAAACTAATTAAGATATATTCTTCACGATTGATTAACGAAATGAAAACTTTTATTTGGAAAAACGGAAAACCACAGGCGATGAAAGGCTATCACGATGATTTGGTGATGGCTCTTGCTATAGGTTGTTGGGTGCGTGATACTGCACTTCAAGCAAATGCCCGAGAATTGAATTATCAAAAAGCATTTTTGAGTGCTATAAAAACAACGAGCACATCATTTAATACAAAGATAAGAGGACAAGAGGGCTACAAAAAAGATAACATTCTTGATAAAATGAATGATGCGCAACAAATGTATGAGCAATATAAATGGATTATAAAGTGAGAAAATAAATGCCACCGAAAGGAAAGAACCCCCACAACCCACAGTCTGATTTATTCAAAGCCTTAACTCGGCTTTTTTCTGGTCCGATTATTAATTATCGGTCTCAGTCCGGACGCAGAATTAGAAGACAACATTTAGATAAGTTTTCTTCTCGTTTTAAAACTGCTTCAGGCCAGCAGTTTAAAAAGACGTTATACAATCCCCTGGATGTAATTGCATCTAATGCTATCGCTAATCAGCGACGTTCTGAAAGATATATCGATTTTGATCAAATGGAGTACACGCCAGAGATTGCTTCTACAATGGACATCTATGCAGACGAGATGACAACTTACTCAGAGCTTCGTCCGATGCTTAATATTAAATGTCCCAATGAAGAGTTGCGCGCGGTTCTAGATGTGCTTTATAGTAGTGTTTTAAATCTTAATTATAATTTATTTGGTTGGTGCCGCACAATGTCCAAATACGGCGATTTCTTTTTGTATTTGGACATTGATGATAAATATGGTGTCAAGTCGGTTATTGCGCTGCCACCTCAAGAAGTTGAAAGACTAGAAGGGATGGACAGTACAAATCCAAATTACATCCAATATCAGTGGAACACCGCTGGAATGACTTTTGAAAACTGGCAGATTTCTCATTTTAGAATTTTAGGAAATGACAAGTATGCTCCATATGGAACATCAATTTTGGAGCCCGCCCGACGTATTTGGCGCCAGTTAACACTTATGGAAGATGCTATGATGGCATATCGTGTTATTCGTTCTTCAGAAAGAAGATTATTTAAAATCGATGTAGGTGCGATTCCGCCACAAGAAGTTGAACAATATATGGAAAAAATTGTTACTCAACTTAAACGACATTCAGTTGTAGATCCGACAACCGGCAGAATCGATCTTCGTTACAATCCAATGAGCATTGAGGAAGATTATTTTATTCCCGTCCGTGCTGGTTCTGCAACGGACATTACAAATCTTGCAGGCGGCACAAACACAACACAGATTGACGATATTAAATATCTTCGTGATAAATTATTTTCTGCCCTTAAGGTCCCTCAGTCCTATCTTACAATGGGAGAAGGCGCCGAAGAAGATAAAACTACGTTAGCTCAAAAAGATATTCGTTTTGCTAGAACTATTCAGCGGCTGCAGCGTGTAGTGGTGGCTGAATTAACGAAGATTGGCATTATTCATCTCTATACTTTGGGATTTAGAGGAGATGATTTATTGTCTTTTAAGCTAAGCCTTAATAATCCCTCTAGAATTGCCGAACTTCAAGAACTTGAACATTGGAAGACAAAATTTGATACCGCTGGGGGCGCGACAGAGGGTTATTTCTCACGGCGCTGGGTTGCCGAACACATGTTTGGAATGTCTCATGAAGAGTTTATTCGCAATCAAAGAGAAATGTATTATGACCGTATTCATGATGCTGCATTACAACAAGTTGCCGAAGCAGCAGCAGCAGAAGGCGCCGCCGCTGCCCCTCCACCGGGCGGAGATCTTGGTGGTGATTTGGGCGCCCCCCCTGGAGGCGAAATGGGAGGCCCTGAAGAAATGCCGGCCGGCGAAGCAGGCGTACCAGAAGAGGCGCCCGCGCCTGAAGGCGCCGGCGAAGAGTCTGCTTTGTTGGCAGTTCCGCCTGGATCTCGTCGGGCCCCACGTTTAACACCAGGCGCTAAGGGCAAAGTTTATCATCCTGTAAATGTTGATAAAAGGCCAGCCGGCGCCAGAAAGCGCTCTTATGCTTCGAAGTATTCTCGCGAAAAAGGAAGCAATACAATTAGAAATATAATGCCGGGGTATGGAGATCTTAAGTCATTAGTTAAGATGGACGGACTTGCAGGGGGCATTTACGAAGAAGATCAATCTACTTATAGTTTGAGAGAACAAACAGAAGAAAAGCAATTGTTTACAATTAATGAATCTGTTCGGAATCTACTTAAAGAACTGGAGAGCAAAGACTTAATAACGGAGCAAAAAGATGAAGATAAAACACAACAAGAAACGTAATACTGCATTTATTTACGAAGCGCTTGTTAAAGAAGCTACTGTTGCAATCTTAAAAAACAATTCAGAAAGAAGAGATAAGGCAATCAAAATAATAAAAAAGCACTTTAAGACAGGAAGTGTTTTAAGAAAAGATTTAGATTGTTATCGCTCTTTGTGTGAAAATCAAAATTTAGATAGACTGACAGCAGAAAAGATACTCAAGGAGGCTAAACATCAAAGGATGTTTATTGATTCTACAGGATTATTTAAACAACAAACAAAACTTATCCACGATATTAATAAGGATGTTTCACCTTCGGTATTTGGAAACTTTGTACCAAATTATAAATCATTGGCAACCATTATGCAGATTTTTTCTGATAAGATTTCGCCAAAAAATCAAGTTATTTTAGAGAATGAGATAATTCAAAAAATGCTCATTAAATCAGAGAATATTGATGCTAAAGAACAAATAGATGGATTGATCTATAAAACGTTTGCTGCTAAGTTCAATAAAAAATATGACAACGAACTTTTAAAAGAACAGAAAGAGCTTTTAACTTATTATATTTCTTCATTTGCTGACAATGCTTTAGAACTTAAAATGTTTTTGAATGATGAAATCCCAAGACTCAAAGAGCAGCTAGAGAAAGCAAAGAAATTAGATGAGGTCAAAGAAGACCCAGAGATGCTTAATAAAACACAAAGCGTTATTGAGCGTTTAAATTCATTTGTAAAAGAAGATGTTAATGAAAATGTTCTTTTGACAATTATGAAGACACAAGAACTTGTAAAGGAAATTTATCCCAATGCCGATAACAATTAAAATTGGTAAACCTAATAAGGGTAGTGTTAGATTAGATTTAAACGTTCGTAAAAGTATGAGCGGAGATCTTATGATTTTTGATCATGGAGACATCGATATTGTATTGTCAGCTGCAAAAAATAAAGTTATAACTTTTCCAAAAGATACAATGTCCGATTTGACCTATGGGGCCCAGAACAGGCTCTTCAACTATCTTCACAAAAAAGGTCTCGTAATTCCTGAATCCGTTCACGCCGGCGCCTTTTATGGTTCAATAGAGGCGGATATGGAAAAAGGCTCTTCTGAAGAATTGAGTACTCCAAAAATGGCTCTTATTAATATTTCTAGATTTATCGATGAAGAGCGTCCATATTTTGAGGCTACAGAGGCTATTATTTCAATGGATGATGAAGAATTATTACATCCAGATAAAGAATACTCTACAGAACTTGGAGAGGTTCCACAGAAAGTTGAACAAGGATCTCTTAGAAAAGGATTTATTAGAGACCCTTATTCGCTGAGCTATTTATATACAATTTAGGAACATCACATGTCTGAGATGAAATTAATAATGGAAAACTGGGACAAATTTTTATTACAAGAAGCAGCAGAGCCAGTGTCTTTAGAAACATATGGCGATCTTCGTAAACAATTAATGCTAGCTAAAAGTGCAAAGAATAAAGATGAATTTAAAAGTTTTGCTTTGGGGACTGCAATGAGCTTCTTGGGTATCGATACGGCGATAAGTGGAATTCAATTGCTACGACGAATGGCGAAAATGCCAGACGACAAAAAAACAAACACTGTCCTAGATACGCTTTTAAATGTTGATGATCAGGTTTCTGCAATAGTAGATGATACAGTTGAAGATAATTTTTTAAATTATTTTATAGGATTTGTGCAAGAGCAAGATCCAGAACGGCGCCTTGATCAAGATAGTATTACACAACATCTTATTGATTATATTTCTGGTGAATACGAAGGCCGCACTTTAGAAGTGCCGGCACAGGCTGTATAAATGGATTTGTTATATTTTATACTAGCAGCTTACGGCCTAACCCAAATATTAGTGTACGGCAGCATCTTTGATGGATGGAGACCCACAGAAGGAAAGCTGGGAGAGCTATTCAAATGTTCTATGTGTATGGGATTTTGGGTAGGCGCACTTTTAATGTTTCTTTCTCCGTTTACAGAACTATTTAGTTTTGATGTATCTGTTGACAATTTTTTGATTTTAGGATGTATCTCTTCGGGAACATCATATATATTAAATATGACATTTGGAGATGAAGGTATTAAACTTTTTAAAACAGTAGAGGTAAAAAATGACTAATTTTTGGACACAGAAATGGATGCTCCAACCAGTAAGGTTGTGCTGCAAGGGACGTTAACTATGGCTAAAGTATTATTACGAGAATATTATGAACTATGCGACGGCGGCGTTTGCCAAGATCTTTTGACAGAAGATGAAAAAAGATTTGTATCAAACGGCGGCATGATGCTTTCTGGCAAATTACAAGAAGCTGATGTACAAAATGGCAATGGACGCGTTTATCCTTATAAAACTTTGATGAGAGAAGTAAAAAATTATCAAAAGCTCGTAAAAGAAAACAGAGCTTTGGGAGAGCTAGATCATCCAGACGATTCAGTTATTAACCTTAAGAATGCATCACATATGGTTACTTCCGTTTGGATGGAAGATAAAAGCGTGATGGGAAAAGTAAGAGTATTAAACACTCCTTCGGGAAAGATCCTTCGGTCACTAGTAGATTCGGGCGTTAAACTTGGCATTTCATCTCGTGGAATGGGCTCTGTTAGTGAGGGCAATGGATCCACAATGGTAGAAGACGATTTTCAATTAATCTGCTTTGATTTCGTTTCTGAACCATCGACACCTGGCGCATATATGATGTCGGAAGCAAAGAATTTAAAAGAATCGAACATATTTACTAAAGCAGATAAAATCAACCGCTTATTAAACAACATTTTAGGAGATTACGATAATGCGTAAAAAGGACGTTATTAGCAGAACAAGGATGGCTCAAATTCTTAAAGAAGAGCTTCTTTTAAACGAGACAAACGAGCAAGTTTTAAACGAGCACCAAAGGCTCATTGAAGAAAGAAAAGACTTTCAAAGCTTGGTCCTTGAACATTTACTGAAGGAGCGTTATGGCAAACAAATTGATATTTATCGAATAGATGAAGGACTTTGGGACAAAATTAAAGGCGGTCTTGCAAAGATGGGTAAATTTTCTAATTTACTTCCCGGCGCAAAAATGAGAAATGTTAAAAGCGTAAATGATTTAGAGGCGGCTTTTGAAAAAGTAGCCGGCCAAGCAGTCGTGCCGGCACTGAGAAAATATCAAGACGCCGGATATCCGAATGTGGAGTCAGCTGACGAATTTCGAAAGATGACAGATGAACTCGGCGTTATGGCAGCTGCTGCAGTTGGAGCAGTTCTCAAGCCCCCAGAGGAAGGAGGGATGCCTTATGAGACTGCCGAAAAAATAATGGATTTGTTACAGAAGTTTATAAGCAATAGCGAGCGACAACTCAAGTCTGTATATACAGTAACAAACGAAGAGCAAGAACTAGAAGAAGCAGGACTAGACGATGCGGTTCTCAGTGAAGTTAATTTAAATTGGCTTCTTAGGAGAGTGGAAAAGGGCAAAATGAACCCAATGAAAGCTTTAAAAAGAATTGAAAAAACGAGCAAAGGCGTTCGTGCTCTTTTTAGAGACAAAACAAAAAAAGCAACCTATGATCAAATTAAGAAAATTGGAGTCGAAAAGTATGGAGCAAAAGCTGTAGCTCAAGTCGCCCCTAAAGCCGCTAAAGCCGGCGCTGATGTAGCTGGTGGTGTTGCAAAAGCTGCTGGCGAAGTCATTGATCCTTGGATGGGCGGATCGGGCCTAGGCGCCGGATATGAGATGGGGGCAGCGGGCGGCACCTATGGTGCGGCCGGCCTTGCACCCTCCACTGCGGCTGCCGCGCCTGTCCAAATCGTTAGCACAATTAAAAGTTCTGCTACCCTTAAAAGTTTTCTTGCAATGTTTGGGCTTACCCCCGGCATCGCCGCTGCAGGTGCCGCAGCCCTTGGTATGGGCGCCTGGGCTTTATATAAACATAAAAAGTCATCCAGATCGCAGCAATTGAAAGATATGGTTAAGAGGCTCGTGATGCCCTCTGAGGTTACAAAAGACACATTTGGCGTTCCTGATGCTGAAGAGATAGTAAAAGGGACCCCCGAAGGAACTGAAGGTGGAGAAGATGTATTAGGCAAAGAAACTGTTAAGGATGTCACTGGCGATCTGGAAGATGTAAAAGATATTTATGTTTTCAAAGGCAAAGGCGGAAAGGGGATGCAGTCCCAATTGGCCAAAGCTGGCGTTAAGGGTCCAGAGATGAGCGGCCTTTTGAAGGGTTTGCGTGCTGACTTAACTGATGCTGGTTTTAATGTATTGGAAGAGGCCAAAAGAGAAGTCATTGCCCTAACTAATACTTTAGCAGCATTAGAGCAGATGGCGGATCCCGCACAAAAGGAAGCGGCCAAAAAGAT